TGAATGCGGGGGGCGCGCCCAAGGAGGAGAAGTCCACCCTGCCCGCCGGCATCGGCTGGGTCCGGTATCAGAAGTGCATGATGCGGGCCAACAAGGACTACGACCACGCCGCCCACATCGCCCGGAAGGAGTATGGAGACGCCTTCCTGGAAAAGCAGATCAAAGCGATGAGCGTCACCAGCCCAACGGACGGCGGCTATCTGGTGCCGGAGGTGTACGCCAGCGAGATCATCCCCCTGCTGCGGGATAAGGCCATCGTGCTGAAACTGGGCGCCTCCACCCTGCCCATGGACCGGGGCAACCTGAACCTGCCCAAGATGACCAGCGGCGTCAGCGCGTCCTATGTGGGCGAGCTGCGCAAGGCCAAGGCGTCCAAGGCGAAGTTCGGCAATGTGCGGCTGTCCAGCAAGAAGCTGATGTGCAAGGTGATCATCAGCAACGACCTGATCCGGTCCAACGCCTACGGCGCGGATCAGACGATCCTGAACGACGCCACCACCGCCATGGCCCTGGCCATGGACCGTGCGGCCTTTCTGGGGAAGGGCACGGAGTTTGAGCCCATGGGCCTGTTCAACATGGACATCCCCATGGTGGAACTGAACGCGGCCCCGAATGAAGGGACCACGGGCAAGCTGCTGGCAAAGCTCCTGCAGAACAACGCAGACACCAGCAAACTGGGCTGGGCCATCAATGGCTTTGCCTGGGAGGCATTCTACAATGTGGTACAGGCGGCGTCCGGCCTGTATCTCTACCGGGATCAGATGGACGCCGGCAAGCTGAACGGGCATGAATTTGCGGTGAGCAACCAGATCCCGGTGAGCGCCGCCTCCGGCCGGCCCACGGACATCGTGCTGGGCAATTGGAGCGAATTTATGATCGGGCGCCAGGGCAGCATGGAGAGCGAGATGTTCCGCGAGGGCACCATCACGGATGAGAACGGCGAGACGGTCAGCGCGGTGGATCAGGACTGCACCATCCTGCGGATCATCGACCTGCATGACTTCGGCGTGCGGCATGAGGAGTCCTTCGTCATTGGCAAGGGCCTGAAGACCGGCGCGTAAGGGCCGGATATGAGAAAGCGAGGCAAGCGAAGCTATGAAACGAAACCTGTATGGAAGCATCAAGGCCATGCCCTATACCAGCGGCACGGCGGTAGACCGGCAGGGCTACCTCTCGGCTGTCGTATCCGCAAGTGTAAGCGCGGCCGGAACGCTGGCCGTCACCGAGTGTGACACGGCGGACGGTTCCTTTACGGCGGTGGCAGATGAACGCGTTGTCATGGGCCGGAATCTCAGCAACATCTCCGTTGTCAATGATGAGCTGATGGCGGTGGAACTGGACCTGGTGGGCTGCAAGCGGTACATCAAGGTGACGGTAACGCCGGGCGGCAGCGCCGCAGCAACCTATGCCCTGGTGCTTGGCGATCCTACCCACCTGCCCGTGGAGGAATAAGGTATGGAGACGGCCATGCTTCAGGCCAACGCCCTGACCACGCTGCCGGCACTGAAGGCGGCATTAGGCATGTCGGATGAGGACATCAGCTCTGACAGCCTGTTGATCCAACTGATCAACCGGGCCTCCACCTCCGTTGAGCGGGCCCTGGGGCGGAAGCTGCGTCGGAGCGACTACGTGGAGCGGCTGAAGGGCACAGGCAGCCAGTACCTCCTGGTGGAGCACTACCCTATCGTGCACGTGGCATCTATCAAGCAGGCCGGGGAGGAGATCGACCCCGGCCTGTATGATATCGCCACGCAGGGGAACGCCGGGGTGATCTGCAAGGATGACGGCTGGACCTACTACGGCTATCCCCAGGGGCTCACCGGCGACCCTGTGACCGGGAGCCGGAATATTGAGGTGAAATACACCGCGGGCTATATCCTGCCTTGGGAGGCCACCGAGGAGGAGCCGTCGGACCTGCCGGCCGATCTGGAGGGCCTGGTCCAGGAGATGGTCCAGTACGCCTTCGGAAGGCTGGAGACTGGGGGAAGCGCAGGATTAAAGGCATTCTCCATCAGTGACGTGCGCTGGGAGTGGTCCGAGGACACTCCATCCTCCTGGCAGGAGATCATCAACCAGTATAAGCGGGTGTGGGTATGAGGCACGTTACAGTGGAGCGGGACGACTGGACGCCCTGGTATGAGCGGACAAAGGCGGAGCTGGCTCAGCTGGCCCAGGCGGAGATCCATGTGGGTATCCTGAGCAGCGCGGGCGGCGAGCTGCTGAAGATCGCCGCCGTCCACGAGTTTGGCGCCACTATCCACCCCAGAAACGCAAAGAACCTGGCCATCCCCCTCTCCCCCAGAGCGAGGGGGCGCAGCCCCCGGGACTTTGACGACCTGTGGACCTATGATAACGGCGAGGACCGCTTCCTGGTCCGGGACAAGGGGAAGACCGGTCTGGAGTTTCTGTACCTGCTGCTGCCCTCCGTGACCATCCCGGAGCGGTCCTTCATCCGGGCCGGGTACGATGAGAACAAGGACCTTCTGGCAAAGGCCTGCGAGAACGCGGTCCGCCGGGTGGTGCTGGGGGAGCTGACGGCAGAGCAGGCGTGCCACAACATCGGCACGGCGGCCGTGGCCATGATCAAGAAGTACATGCGCACGGTGCAGCCGGCCAAGGGCAGTATTACCCTGGCCAGCGCGCCGGGGAAGACCACGCCCCTGGTACAGACTGGGCGGCTGCGGGACAGTATCACATATGAGGTGACCGGACTATGAGAACCTTTGGAAAACCCATGCTGCCCCGGGGCATCCTGCACGAGCTGGTCGAACTGCGGGCAGGACCCGGGGGCTACGATCCGGACAATGGCGGCCAGTGGGTGCGCAGCGAGCCGGAGCGAATCCCCTTTCAGGGCGTTGTACTGGTCGTATCCGAAGACGACTGGCAGAAGGCGCCCCAAGGGACCTTTACCCGGAACAGCCGTAAGATCTATACCAACGGCCACGCCCTGGGCGTCGGCAGCCGGGTGTACGACCCGGAGAGCGGCGCCACCTACACGGTGACCGGCGACCTGGACCACGGTGCCATCCATCCCCTGCGCCGGTTTGTGGCGGAGCGTAAGGGGGAGGCGGCGCCAAAATGACACAGAAGGCGCTGCGCAATCTGCTGACCCGGGAGCTGTACGCCTACCTGGGCGGGCCCAAGGTGGTTCTGTCCGACCAGGTGATGCCGGAAGCGGAGTACCCCTACCTCTATTACCAGAGCGTACAGCAGCATATCCCCGGCCCGTACAACCAGTACGATGAGGGGCAGGCCGGAGCGGACGCCTTCACCCAGCGGCGCAGCGAGGAGGCCCAGGCATCCTTCAGCTTCACCGCCTGCAGCCTGGACCGGGACGGACCGGACGGGCATCGCATCAGCGGGGACGATGAAGCGCTGGAGCTGGCGGACAGGGCCCAGGGCTTCTTCCTGTTCGCCGGGCAGCGCAGCCTGGCCGCCCAGGGCGTGGTAGTGATCCGGGTGGAGAACACCCAGAGCCGAAGCGCCTTCGGTGTGGATGAGACAGACCGGCGCTACGGCTTCGATGTGCTGCTGCGCTATGAGCGTGAAGACGTCCGTGCCGCCCCGGCCATCCGGCCGGTACCCGTTACCTACCATAAGGAGGAATGACACTTGCAAGACATCGTTGTTTATATCAGCCTGGACACCGCGGCCCAGGAGAAACCCACACTGCTGCCCCTGATTCTCTCCTTCGAAGGCGAGTCCGCCTATAAGGAGTACAGCAGCGCGGAAGCCGTCGCGGTGGATTTCCCTGCGTCCGGTTCCCTGACGGCGCTGGCGGCCAGGGCCCTGTTCCATCAGGTCAAGCTGGAGAGCTGTCCTGGCCGGATCAAAAAGGTGGCCGTGTATGGCGTGGCCTCAGATGCCCAGCCCTCCGCAGTCACCGCCGCCCTGGATACCCTGCGGGAGACCCAGGACGAGTGGTACTTCCTGCTGCCCACCGCTGCGAATACCGCCATGATCTCCGCATTGTCCGCATGGTGCAGCGGCACCGTGCTCTCCCTGGCCCAGCTGGAGGCCGGGCAGGTGGAGGCGGAGAAGCTGCTGATCGTCCAAACGGCGGACAAGGCGGCTGTCACAACCGCCCTGAAGGGGAACCGGCAGACCGTGGTCTGCTACAACCACGACGCTGCTAACTCCCATATCCCCGCGGCCTGGGTCGGGCGGGTGGCGCCCAACTATCCTGCCTCGGTCACCTGGAAGTGGAAGGAGCTCTACGGCATTCCTGCCACAGACGAGAAGGGCGTGGACCTGCAGGAGCTGCTGGAGGGCCGCTGCAACATCTACATCTCCAACCACGGCCGGGCGTACATGAGCGAGGGCATTTGTACGGACGGCGACTTCATCGACACGGTGATCAGTCGCTGGCAGATCAAGGAGTCCATGCGTACCAAGCTGGTAAACCTGTTCGTGGACACGGAGCACGTGTGCTACGATGACCAGGGCTTCACTATGGTGGCCGAGCAGGTGATCACCGCACTGGATGAAGCCGTCGAAAACGGCGTCATCCTGAAGCAGGACGGGAGCGGCGCATATACCGTGACCATCCCCAGGCGCGCGGACGCCACGGAGGAGCAGGCCCGGAACCGGATCATGCCGCCCATCCCCTGGGAGGCCACCCTGCGGGGCGGCGTCCACGGTGTAAAGGTCACCGGCGTGCTCACCGTGTCCCTGACCGGCTCCGCAAGCTGATAAAGGAGGTATCTGACTATGGTATTCGATCCTGAAAAAATCACCCTGCTGGTGGATGGGAGCGTAGTCACCGGCTATGCGGACGGCAGCAGCATCAGCGCCGAGCGTACCGGGGACGATGTGACGCCCAAAACCGGCATCCAGGGCGACACGGTATATGTCTGCAATGCGGACCGCTCCGGCACCATTAAGTTCTCCCTCTTCTCCACGTCTGCATCCCTGTCCCGGATGCGCCGGCTGGCCCAGCAGCGCAAGCAGGTGGCGGTCACACTCCGCAACGCCAACGAGGAAGGCGGCTTTATCATCTCCCATACAGACTGCCGGGTCCTGAAGGTACCCAAATTCGAGGGCGGGAATGACGCCGCCGGCATTGAGGTCTCCATCCACGTGCCGGTGATGGAGTTCCGGGAGTAAGGCGTGGGACGCCGGCACGTGCCGCCGCAGATGCAGGGCACATTACCCAAATATGATCGGGAGGGCATGCTCACATGCCCTCCCAACATTCCGGAAAGGTGGTTTCGATCCAAGATGGCGAGACACGAGACAGTGAACGTTCTGGGTGTGGACTATGAACTGCAGAGCGTTTCCCCCCAGTGGTATTTTGAGCAGAACGACCGCTGCGGCATGACCGGCAGCGGGACCCGGGACACAGCCCGGTACATGGACATCCTCTTCAAAAATGTGGTGGTCAGCCCGGCTGCGGTGACCGCCAAGGGCCTTTGAGGAGGCGGAGGATATCGAGACCCCGGAGCTGCTGATCCGGGAGATCGAACGGTTTCTTCGCCCGGGAAAGCGATCCGGCGCAGGCACAGCGCCGGGCACAGCAAAATAAGCAGTTCTGGTTCCTGCTCTTTGACGGCGACGGTCTGACCTATGAGGCGCTGTCCACCATGGATCTGGCCGAGTATTACGAATGCGTGGCCGCCAAGGAGCTGTTTGTCAAGCACCTGAAGGAACTGCAGAACAAAAAGTAAGGGGGGTATCTATGGCGGACCAGCGCAGTTTATCCTTCGGGGTGCGGTTCGGTACGGATACTGCGCCCCTGGACGAGCTCAACGAAAAGCAGAAGCAGGTCCAGGAGGAGGCGGAACGGACGGCGGAGGAGCTGGAGCAGATCGGCACCAGCCTCTCGGACATCGGTACGCACGCATCCTCCGCCTTCCACTCGGTATCCGGCGCGGGCACGAAGATGGGGAGCAGCGTGCGCAGCGCCATGCTGGAGAGCATCAAGTCCGGCGACAGCCTGGCCAAAACCTTACGTACCGGGATCGGCGCAGCCATCTCCAGCGTCCAGAGCAAGGTCAAGGGTATGGGGGCAGCCACCAGGAGTGTGGCCAAGGATATGGGAAGCGCCTTCCGGCATCCCATCCAGACCATCAAGGCCACCCTGAGCAGCGCCCTGCTGGACGCGCAGAGAGAAACAGAAGGTCTGGGCACAGAAGCCGGGAAGACCGGGGATGACCTGGAGAAGATGGGCAAAAAGGGAGCCGGCGCGGGCGACAGCCTGGTGGACAGCCTGAAAAAGCTGGCCGTGGTCGCCGCCACTGTTGCGGTGATCAAAAAGGCCGCCGGCGCGGTCAAGGACTTCTGCGACGCAGCCATCGACGCGGCGGCCTCCGCGGAGGAGACCTCCTCCAAGTTCAACACGGTATTCAAGGACGCGGCTGTTTCCACGGAAACGTGGGCGGAGAATTTTGCCTCCGCGGCGCACCGGAGCAAGAACGAGGTCAAGGGCTTCCTGGCGGACTCCGGAGCAATCTTCACCGGCATCGGCATGGGGGCGGAACAGGCCGCCAAAATGTCCGAGATGATGACCAGCCTCTCCTACGACCTGGCCAGCTTCAACAACCTGGCGGACGAAGACGCCTTCGGCAAGCTGCGCTCCGGCCTCATGGGCGAGACCGAGGGCCTGAAGACCATGGGCATCGTCCTCAACGAGGCCGCCCTGAAGCAGTCCATGCTGGGCATGGGGATCCAGGGGACCTTCAACGATCTGGATGAGGCCACCAAGGTACAGGTCCGCTTTAACTCCATCCTGGCCCAGACCTCCGACGCCCAGCAGGACGTGACCCGGACCGCTGGGTCCTATACCAACAGCCTGAAGGGCGTCAAGGGGATCTGGGCCGACTTCCTGGCCAGCGCGGGCGCGAAGTTCACACCTGTCCTGACCACGCTGTTCAATACCATCATCGAGGCATGGCCCACCATTGAGCCCATGCTCATGGGGCTGGTGGACCTGCTGGCGGGCGGGTTGTCTGAGGCCGTGCCCATCCTGGTACAGCTGGGCAGCGACCTGCTGCCGGTGTTCTGTGACGCTCTGGGCCTGGTCTTCCAGGTGGCAGGGCCCCTGATCCCAGTGGTCGGAACCTTCCTTTCCACCCTCCTGCCGCCCTTGGCGTCCCTCCTCTCCCTGCTGGCGGGCACCCTGCTGCCGCCCATCACGCAGATCCTCACGGTGATCTGCAACGACATCCTGGTGCCGCTCATGCCCGTCATCTCCACCATCGCGCAGGCGATCCTGCCGCCCGTGGCCCAGCTGCTGGGGCTAATCGCCCCCATCCTGCAGCTGATCGCGCCGGTCCTGCAGGTCATCGGGGACCTGCTCTCCGGCATCGCCAATGTAGTGGGCACCCTGATCGGCTGGGTGGCCGACGGCGTGGGCGCCGTGGTCAACTTCTTCGACAAGCTCTTCGGCGGAGCCAAGGAGGCCACCAGCGGCATGGAGGATCTGGCGGAGAGCACCAACAGCGTGGCCTCCTCCATCCCGGACCTGGGCGCCATCCAGATGCCGGAGGTGGAGATCCCGGACACCTCCGCCTATACCAGCACCATCCGGTCCGCCATGGACACCACGCCCATCATGGCCGGGGAGAGCTGGGCCGCCGCCAAGGAGACCGCCAACACCGGCCTCCAGGAGATCGGGGCCAACGCCACGGATACCTATGGGGCCATGGCGGAGCAGGCGGAGAGCGCCTGGACCCGGATGTCCAACGCGGCAGCCGCCGCTGTCGGCTCTACCGTTGCGGAGCTGCGGCGCCTGAAAACGGCGGCCAATGACGTGGGGACCATTACCATAGGCACCACCGGCGTCACCAACGCCCGCATCCCTGGCCACGCGCGGGGCACCAGTAACTTCGAGGGCGGCCTGACCCGCATCAATGAGGAGGGCGGAGAGCTGGCGATCCTGCCCGGCGGCACTCAGATCATCCCCGCGGATCAGACCGACAACCTCATCAACGCCTCCTGCCACTCCAAATCCATCACCTTCGCCCCTCAATTCAACATCCAGCTCTCCGGGAACCCCTCGGAGGAACAGCTGCAGACTCTGGAGGAGCGTATCATGGAGATCGCGCGGAGGATGTTTGAGCAGATGCAGGACGAGGACAGCAGTGTGGAGGCCCTGCAGGCATCTCTGCTGTAAGGAGAGGAGGGCAACGCAATGTCTTACATGCTGATCGGCAGCACCAGCACGGTGGTATTTGAAAAGACGGCCACCGTCACCGACGAGAGCCCTACGATGTCCAGCCAGGTTACCAGCAGCCCCATCGAGGGCGGCGGCAAGATCACAGACCACGTCGTCCTCGACCCCATTAAATTCACCATTACCGGCGTGGTGGCCAGCCCCGCGGAGTATGCCGCTCTGGAAGCCATGTGGCGCGGCCGGGAGCTGCTCACCTACCGGGGCGCGGAGGCCTGCGACAACCTGCTGATCACCAGCCTCAAACGCACCCGGAGCAGGGACAACCTGGGCGGCTATGGCTTTACCATCGCCTTCCAGCAGATCACCATTACCTCCGCCGTCTTCGTGGATCTCAGGGCTCCCACCATGAGCCGGCAGGACAGCGGCGCTGCCCGGAGCGCAGAGGCGGCCAAGTCTGCCAGATCCGCCACGCAGAACGGCCTGATGACCACCTCCAGCGAATACGCCGCCTATGTGGCGTCCTTCTCTGCCTCCGGCGTCAACACATCCGTGGCCAACGGCAGGACCAACCCCAGCTATGCCGGGTATCAAAAGGGGGGATGAGCCATGAAGCTGATTGAGTCCGGACAGGAAGTGGAGTTCATCGACATTGACAGGGATCGTGTGCCATGTTCGTTATTGATCAAGCTCATTGACCGCACCTACCGGATGACCTTCCGCTACAACGAGGTGGGGGATTTCTTCACCGTGGACCTGGAGACGGTCAGCGGCGGCAGCAGTGCCCCGCTGGTCTATGGCGAGGTGCTGCGCTGCGGTAAGCCGCTCTTT